TGGGGTCATAACCTTCCTCCCTAATCCCATTTCGGTTCTAATGATGCAGGATGGTGTTACAAGGGCCGCCTACTGGGATGGTTCATCTTCCGGCCACATCGACCCGACTCCATCAGAGACAGACATTACAATGGTTGGAAGAGACGGAACCCCTGTTGGTCTTTGGATGGCTTGGTCTAACAATCGACTTTGGGTGTCTCGTGGTGGTCAGATATTCGCCTCTGACATTGGCAATCCTTTGAAGTTTGCTGATGCAAGATACCTAAATGAAGGTCGCGCATTCTATCTTCCAGATGACTGCACGGGTATAACGGAAACCTCCGACCAGCAGGGAATTATCTGCTTTACCCAGAATGCTGGTGTGTTCCTTCGTTCTTCCATTCAGGATAGAACACAATGGCTGACTACGGCTGGATTCCAGCAGACCATCCTCCCGAGCATTGGATGTGTTGCTCCAAGATCAATCGTCCAGCAATATGGGATTATCTGGTGGTATTCCTCCAAGGGACTTATCAATTTTGACGATGCGCTTAGGTTGAATGTAACATCCCGCCTAACCATCCAAGATACAGAGATGGCTGCGTCAAAAGCATATCTAAGCTACGATCTTTCTGGTGTATGCGGAGGGATCAATGAGAACTTTCTATTTCACGCTGTTCCATATGGCGATTCTATGAATACCCGCATCCATGTGCTGGATCAGGAGTCTTTTGAGGGTAGCGCGAATTCGTGGCCTTCCTATTGGACTGGGTGGAGGCCGGTTGAATTTGCAACAGGAACCATCAATAGCTACGATAGAGTATTTACTATCTCCAAGGACTATGATGGTGTTAACCGCATCTGGGAGCTGTTTAGAAGCGAAAAGAACGACAATGGCATTCCCATTACGTGTTACATTCAAACCCGCCCACTCTTCTTCAATAACAGAGATTATAAGCGTTTCAAGTATGCAGAGATCGAGCTTTGTAACATCGTAGGCTCAGTTGCTATTAAAGTTGCTGCGGCTGGACTTAGAGGCGGATACCAAACGATTTGCACCAAGGACATTGTTTCAACAGTTGGTCAGATTTACTCGGATTCGCTCTACGGGACGAATGAACACACGATCTATGGTAGCTTGCCACAAACTCGCATCATCCTAACAGATGATATGCCGGGACCAAGCGATTGTAATTCTGAGTGTATCGAGTCTGATAGACGTGGACTCATTGATAAGGCTTTCTCACTTGCGATTGTGTGGTCGGGAGAACTTGGAATTTCCGCCTACCGCATGTTCTCTCTATTTGAGCCTGTTGCCTACCAAGGAACCTGCGAAGACGACGAAACGGGAGAAACCAGACTTATCAACCCGCAGGGATGTGGTTCTGTTGAGAAGTTTAACACCGAGGAGGCATTCAATAAGTATTACGCATCATATACCTTCAACGCAACAAATGAAGCCGGTGAATCTAGCGCCAAGAACTCGATTCAATCGTCAGTAATCAACCAGCAAGATGCCAATAGAAAGGCTATTGCTACGGCAAAATGGTATGTTTATTCAGCCCTAGGATATGAAACATGAAACCCCCCGGAGACATTATAAAGTCGCTACTTGCTCCTTTCGTGAAGGGAACAAGGTTTGATGGATGTGAGCCATGTGAAAAAAGAAGGCTTGCTATAAATAACTTCTGGACAAGATTAACCAATAGAATTAAAGCAATTTTAATCTCATGGAAGAACTAGCAAACCCATTTAAGTCTATTGCGCCAACAAGTCCAACCCCGTTGATTGTTGATTATATCCCGCTTGCTAACGCTCTCCCAGAAGACCCATCGAAAGTAAAGGTAGTTACAGACACCTAAATAAATGGCAAATAATCCGCTTCCAGTTACCTTTTCGGCTTCTCCGCTTACTCCCGGTAAGTCATATACCCCACAGCAGCTAGCTGACGCCATTGTATCGCGCCTATCCCTTGACTCACAAACCGAGCTTTCTTTCTTTGTAACTGGATCAACTGCACCGACTTCTAATGTTGGCCCTTGGCTTAAGGATGGCACTACTTGGTATGTATGGGATTCTACTACCGGGGCCTATATTCCAATGCTCGCAGAGAACCAAACTTTGAGATACGTCGCGTCTATTACGGCACCCGATCAAGACGTTTACACTCTTTGGATTCAGTTGAATTCCGTAGCCATTGTTAATGGAGCGATCACTTCTCCTCCCGGCACTCAGGCTATTGGTTTGGCCTACTGGAATGCACCAACAACCTCTTGGAGAAGCGTCTATGATTCTACGTTCATTGCGCTTGGAACCCAGATTGACGTAGCGGTTACGCTTTATCCTTTCCGTGGAGATGGAGCCGCCAACGTCGATGCTGTGTTTGCTGGTCCCGGTCCTGAAACCAAGGAGCCTTCATTCGATTTGGACGAGACATTTGATCCGAGCGGCGTATTTGGTTCTTCTACGTTTACTGCTCCCGTTGGCGGTTATTTCAGATTTGAGGGCAAGATCGCCTTTGAGTGCTCGTCTGGAACCCCAACCGACAACCAAGTTCTTTTTGGATTTAAGAAGAATGGGTCCGCTCTTCCTAATGATCTCGTAACGCTACCCATTACAAACGGAGCACTCGATGTTAGAAACTACGCAACGTCATCGCTGTTGTTTCTTAACTTCGGGGATCAGGTTGAGCTTTATGTGGCTATTACTGCAACGGGTGCTTGCAATCTACGACATATACTGCCGATGGGGTCATAACCTTCCTCCCTAATCCCATTTCGGTTCTAATGATGCAGGATGGTGTTACAAGGGCCGCCTACTGGGATGGTTCATCTTCCGGCCACATCGACCCGACTCCATCAGAGACA